AAAACATCTTGAAGCTTAATCATAAAAGTTTTCACCAGATTGTTGTGTTGGGTTCTTCTTCCTTCATTCCTTTCATGCAACTCTCAGCGCAAAATCGAAGGGATGTTATTGAGGATTTACTGGACATTAATGTTTTCTCTAAGATGAATAGTATCTTAAAGGAAAAAACATCAGAGTTGAAAGATCAGATCAAGGATGTTACGCATGAGATTGAAGTCAACAAAACCAAAACAGATGCGCAAAAAAAGTATATCCGTGATGTCAAAGCAATCAACGAAGAACAACGTGAAGAGAAGTTCAAACTTATTGCAGATATACAAGATGAGATCAAGACTCTCCAAACATCGAACAATGAACTCACATCTAGTATCGAATCTAAGCTACCGCAAGCATCTAGTGATTCTAAACAAGCAACGCAAAAAATCACAGAACTTGAAAAGTTCAAAGCGAAGTTCAACGCCGATATTCGGAAGCTTGTTAAGGACGTACAGTTCTTCGAGTCCAACGATACCTGCCCTACATGTTCCCAGACAATCACTGAAGAGACTAAAGAAACCCATATCTTGGAAGGAAAAGGCAAGGCTAAGGAACTACAGAGTGTTATCGATCAAGCTGAGCAGGCTATTCAATCAAGCACTGAACGCTTACGATCAGCCAACGACATACTTGAAGAATGTCGTCAATGGCAAAGTGACGTGGCAGCAAATAACCAATCAATAGCAAAGTATCAATCTACTTTGGATCGTGCTCAAAAAGATATTGAGAAATCGGCTCAAAACTCTGGATTAGATGAGGCGAATAATGAACTTAATCTCCTCATAGAGAACGGTAATGATCTTGTTGAAGAAAAGCTAACATTGAATGAGCAGTTCAACTATAATCTAGTTATTGGTCAGATGCTAAAAGATACAGGCATCAAAACAAAAATCGTAAAAGAGTATTTACCTGTTATAAATACCCTTGTCAATAAGTATCTACAAACACTTGACTTCTTCGTTTCATTTCACCTTGACGAAGCATTCTCAGAAACAATCCGTTCTAGACATAGAGACACGTTCTCGTATGCATCTTTTTCAGAAGGTGAAAAGCAGCGTATCGATTTGGCACTTCTATTTACATGGAGACAAATCGCTAAGATGAAGAACAGTGTCGCTACTAATCTCTTGGTTCTTGATGAAACATTTGACTCATCTTTGGATCATGAAGGGGTTGACAATCTGATGAAAATCATTTATTCTTTAGGAGAGGATACAAATGTATTCGTCATCTCCCATAAGGGTGAAATGTTAGATAACAAGTTTACAAATAAACTTGAAGTCGTAAAAGAAAAGAACTTTAGCAAAATAAAAACATAGGAATATTATTATGGAAATCAGTGCAGAAACAGTAAATGTATTGAGAAACTTTTCTGGCATTAATGGCAACTTAATCATTCGCCCTGGGAATCGTTTGATGACAATCTCTGAGGCAAAGAACATTTTGGCTGAGGCAACGGTCAAAGAAGAGTTCGCTAGTGAAGTTGGCATCTATGACCTAACAGAGTTTCTAAATATGCTTGGACTTGTGGACCATCCACGTGTTCGTTTTGAAGATTACTACATGAACATTGGTGGTCAATCTGGTCGTGAACTTATCAAGTATTATTATGCTGATACTGAGATGTTGACATCTCCTACAAAACCCATTACAATGCCAGAGGCAGACGTATGGTTCACACTAGACCAATCAACTCTTAACGGACTTAAGAAAGCAGCGAGTATCTTTGGGCATGGGCAAATGGTCATCGAACCAGATGATGGTGCTGTTCGTTTGTCTGTGAGTGACCCTGAGAACAAAACATCTAATACATATTCAATAGTTGTAGATGGGGGGTATAATAGCGACACATTTAACTTCGTACTAAATATAGTTAACTTGAAAATGGTATCAGACGATTATCAAGTTAAGATTTCATCAAAACTTATTTCAGAATTTACTAACTCTGATGAGACCTTGAAGTATTGGGTCGCATTAGAAAAGTCATCAACATATGGAGAATAAAATGACTAAAAAAGAAGATGATGTGAAAACGGCACACGAGTCGCATGCCCCTGTCTATGACATGGCAAATCGTGTATGTCGTTCAACAGTGGCAGTGATTGATACTATGGTTCAGCGTGGTGCAGTAAAAGGTGAAGAACTATCTACACTTGGCCAGCTACGTGATCAATCCGTTCAACTCATCCAAATGGCTGAGACATATCAGCAAGACATGGCAGCTAACGCAGACTAAGGATATTTTATATTATGAATGACTTTCTTTGGGTCGAAAAATATCGTCCTAAGACTATTGAGCAAACTATTTTACCAAAGTCTTTGAAGAGTGTATTTCAAGCTATTGTTGACACAGGTGAACTACCCAACATGCTTTTCACAGGAACGGCGGGTCTAGGTAAGACTACTGTTGCAAAAGCATTGTGTAATGAACTTGGCTTGGATTACATTCTGATCAACGGCTCAGAGGAAGGAAACATCGACACACTTAGGGGCAAGATTAAACAGTTTGCCTCTAGTGTGTCTTTGCAAGGTGGGTATAAGGTTGTCATCTTAGATGAGGCTGATTACCTAAATCCTCAGTCTACACAACCTGCTCTTCGTGGTTTCATTGAAGAGTTTTCAAACAACTGTCGTTTCATTCTGACATGCAACTTTAAGAACCGTATCATTGAACCACTACATTCACGTTGTGGTGTCTATGAGTTCAACACATCTAAAAAAGATTTAGCTGAGTTGTCTGGTCAATTTTTTAAGCATTTTGTATACATACTTGATCAAGAGGGTGTGTCACATGATAATAAAGGTGTCGCAGACCTAATCATGAAACACGCTCCTGACTGGAGGAGAATATTAAATGAAGGTCAACGAAACTCTATTAGTAATGTGGGTATTAATGGCAATGGTGGTGGGTCTAGCAATCACTCCATTGCTGATTTGACTAAGGCTCTTAAGAATAAAGACTTTAAGAAAATGCGTTCATGGGTGGTAAACCACATGGATGTAGACACTGCTGCTATCTTTAGAAGTATGTACGATAACATGTATGAGTTTGTGGAACCCCAATCTATTCCACAACTTGTACTAATATTGGCTGATTACCAATACAAAGATGCATTTGTTGCTGATCATGAACTAAATATAGTCGCATGCATGACAGAAGTAATGGCACAGGTACAGTTTAAATGAAAAACATAGTAGTGTTAGGTGGTGGTGTAATCGGATGGTTCACCGCTGCCCTCTTGCAAAAGAGGCATCCAGAAATCAATATCACGTTAATCGAATCTCCATATGTTCCCATACTAGGTGTGGGCGAAAGCACAGTTCCTCAACTTGGAGAACTTTTAAGTTGGCTTGATGTTGATGAAAACACTTGGATGAAAGCTACACACGGTATTCATAAACTAGGAAATCATTTTGTTGGTTGGAATACCGAAAGACCAATGACACATGTGACAGATCATTGGAACGCAACGTCCGATGAGTATCATTTCTACTCTTTTAGTTTTTCGTATAATACCGATGCTATTCGTAATAACTTTTACAAGCATAGATCGACTAGAGATTATTTTTATGACAACTGTGGTAAGTTTGGTATTGATAACAAAAATCACGACTATTGGTTAGAACTTGTTCGTAGAGGTAAGTACACCTGGGACCAGACTGATGCTCATACGATGGAACAGTTTCATCCTGCGATGAATAATCGTGCAGCACGTTACAATGATGGATATCCAGTAACAGGTGGGTATAATAGTTATGCGTGGCACATTGACGCAGAACGTTTTCCAAAAGTCATTCGTGATATGGTAGCGTTACCATTGGGCGTGGATCATATAACAGGGCATGTTGAACATATACATAAAGATGAAAAAGGATATGTAACTAGTTTGCAATTAGATGACGGTAGAATATTTGAAGCCGATATATTCTGTGATTGTACTGGTTTTAATCGTGTGCTCATGAAAACGATGGATGTTAAGTGGCAAGGTATTAGTCAACTGCCAACTCAATCAGCGTGGGTCGCACCTGTTAAATACAATGATCCATACAAAGAGATGAAACCATATACGCAATCTTATGCACAGAAAAGTGGTTGGAACTTTATTATCTCTTTGTTTAGTCGAATGGGTTCAGGATATGTTTTTGATGCCGATATTGAAGATATTGATACTGCTAGAGAGGACTTTATAAAATACTGGGATGGATATGACTTTATTAGAGAGCCAAGATTACTTCAGTGGGAACAAGGATACTATGATAACGCTTGGGATAAAAATGTCGTAGGTATTGGCATGGCTCAAGGATTTATTGATCCTATGGAAGCAAATAGCATTTATGTTGCACAGAGTTGTATTCAGATGTTAGATCAGGCTATTAATAAATACAAAGGTAGAAAGATTGCGGAATCTGCCAAGAAAGCATATTCACGTCAGGTACAGAAACTCGAAAATCAGATTAGTGATTTTATCACATATCATTTCACACTAAGTAGAAGGCGTGATACACCATTTTGGCGTAAGTGGGGCGAATATGGTATTCAAAATGATCACATTCAACGAAATTGGAAAGAATATAGAGCACCAAGAGGATATCTTGGTAGAAACATCTTTTTAGATTTTCAATGGGCAGATCAGCAAATGTATCTAGATAGATGGGATGACAACCTATGTAAGCTTAACATAGAAGAATCCTTATTGCCTTTAGCTGAAGCTGACTTTAAATATTTAAACGATAAGGCATTAGCGATATCATATCATGCTCCTCATATCTATGATTGGTTCAAAGATAACATTCATGACGGAAAAACACACAAAGAAGTATTGGAAGAGGCTTTAGCACAACGATGATTTACATTGACGGTGTAGAATATCTTAAAAGTGAAAATGATTATGTACGATCTTCTGTGATAAACTACTTGAACAGTTGGAATGTTACAGTCAGTACAAGTGGCACAACAGGAAAACCAAAAACTTTTGTTCATGACGCAAAACTCATGGCTAAGATTGCTGAACATAATGCTGAGTATTTTTGTTTAACTTCAAATAGTACGATGATGGCATTATATAATCCAAGAGGTATTGGGTTTACATCTATGAGTTTATATCCGTGTACAATAGCACAATGTGATGTTTTCATCGAAACAACCGTTTCTAACTACCCTGATCGTATTAGGGAAATAAATCCAACACATACATTGATACTTCCTAATGTATGGAAGACTTGGCATCGTCACAAGAAATGGCAAAACTTAGATTTAAGTAACTTAAAACAAGTACAAGTTGGTAGTGATGTTACTCCTAATGGGATGATGGAAGACTTGAGAGAAAAAGGCGCACAGCAAGTAAACACCGCTTATGGTAGTACCGAAGTTCCGCCTCTTATCATGTCAACAGAAAAGCAAGATGTGTATCATTTTAATAATATCAATCCCATGATTGATTATAAAAATGAAAATCATGATGATGGTTCAATCGAATGGGTTTGTAAGTATAAAGATCAAGATGAGTGGTGGTATAGCGGCGATCTGATAGAATATTCTGATAATGGAGAGTTCTATTTTGCAGGGCGTAAGCACAATGCATTTAAAATGGAAAACTGCGGTGACAGAGTTTATCCTGAACAAATTGAAAAAGTTGCGGTTGAAAGTGGTGCAGGTTTGGCATTATGTAGAAAAGTTCGTAATGAATGCGTAGTGTATTATACAGGCGAAATGAATGTTAATATGTTTTTGAGAGAACATCGTTGTGCCTATAACATCGTTCCTAAAAAAGTTGATTATATTGAGGTTGACGATAATCTAAGAAAGGTAAAGCGTAATCAGGCAATATTAGCATGAGAGTTGAATGCGACATACCAAACACAGATTTGCGGTTACTAGTTACTGATAATAATAATCATCATTTAGTTAAAAAATGGATTGAGTGTGCTGCTGATGATAATGTTAACACGAGTAAGTTAAACGACAATCCGTATCAATATGATCGCTTGATTAGATTACATCGAATGTATAATGTGATAATATCTAGAAATGGATTACCATATTATGGACACTTTGTAATACAATATCCAAAGCTTCCTAATGATGTAGCGAGAATATTTGCCAGAGCGTACAAGACAAAACTGTTTAGTGATCCTATGACTAGAAAATTTTGGATGGCAGAGCGAGTTGCATATAAAAATGCCTTAGCACCGTTATTGATAGATAAAGGCATTGGAACTTTGTTTTGGACCAGGCATGCTGAATCTGTCGGTAAAGATACGAAATGGGAACGCATGTGCCATAGATTTGGTTACCCGCTAAAACATAAAAATAATATTATGTTCAGGCAAAATATTCAGAACGTGCATTACTTTAATATATGGGGTTCTCCACTATATATTAATGACGACTTTATTGAAAGATTACCTAATGCATGATCTATATCAAAAAGTGTCAGTGGCGTATGATCAGGAATATTTAAGATCAACATATTTGTCTAAGTGGAACTTCCCTCCAAGTGAAGCCAAGGATGTTATCGTGATAAGTGATTACACTACACTTGTCATTGGTAACTATGCCAATCTTGATTGGGGTATAGATTTTAAGGAAATGCAAGTAGAAGATATTGGAGTGTATATCACAAAAGCAGGGTATTTTGCAAACCCTCATACTGATGGAAGTAGTACAGGTAAAATAAGAGAGTGGGCTTTGAACTTCCCTTTGTTTAACTGTGAAAAAGGATACACCACTTGGCATTCATATTCTGATATTAATACTCAAACAATAAGTGATGACAAAATATCAGGGACGATATATAATAAAACAAATCTAAAGCCAAGTATGACAAAAGAGTTGGGTCGTATCCGTATGAACGGATCATATATGGTTAAAACAAATATTCTTCATTCTATAGATAACAGAGATAATCAACACCCCAGAGCAGTTTTAACTTTTAGGTTTAAAGATATTAGTTGGGAACAAGGGAAGAAAGTATTATGTCAATAGTTCTATACACACAGCCAAGATGCACTTATTGCGAAATTATGAAAGAGAAACTTGACAGAACTGGCTTAAACTATTATACTATTAACATTCAAGAAGACCCCAAGGCATTAGCGTTCATGAAGGAACGTGGGCATCGTACTGTTCCGCAGTTGTATGCATACGATAAACATTTAAACAAAAAGAATACTCAAGACTATACATCAGATGAACTTTATAAACTAATCACTGAGGCTATGAATAGCTGGCCATGGCAAGACAGTGGTATAGAACAAGGTATGTAATGAACCCATTTCAATATGTGACTAGTATCAACGATACTAAAAAAGATATTATGATCGACGATGTGACTGAAAAAGCATATGACAGCTTTATGGTAAATCGGTCATTAAGTTACTTTAACGATACTGCCGTTCTTGCGAATGTGATGAACCAGTATCACCACCTAGACAATAAACTCCAATATCACTTTCTTATAAATATCATTCGAAAGCGGAAACGTTTTTCGAAATGGATGAAACCTGAGACTGAAAGTGATATTGAAGTGGTTAAGCAATACTATGGCTATAACAATGAGAAAGCTAGACAAGTATTATCCCTTCTATCACCTGAACAAATAACTATAATAAAAAAGAAGGTGAGTAAAGGTGGAAGAGAACAGCATTATTGAATGGTCCCCATCAGACATGTTAGAAGTAACTTTGAATGAACCAGACGATTTTTTAAAAATAAGAGAAACGCTAACACGTATTGGTGTTGCATCACGCAAAGACAAGAAGTTATATCAATCTTGTCATATTCTACACAAGCAGGGACGGTACTTCATTGTACACTTCAAAGAGTTGTTCATGCTTGATGGAAAGAAAGCAAATCTAGAACAGACTGATATTGAGCGTAGAAATACAATCGCTACACTATTAAGTGATTGGGGATTGTTGGATTGGACAGTAGAATCTAATGAGTTTCCCTGTGCTCCGTTGCGTTTGATTAAAATCATTCCATATAAAGAAAAGCACGATTGGGAACTTTGTCCAAAGTATAATATTGGAAACAAGTGATGATACCTGAGGGTTTATCAGAGGCTATAGCAAACAGGAAAGCTTTTCATGGTAAGTTAGATTTGCCAAGTGAAGCTTTCCCTGATTGGAACCAAATCGTACCATACTTTGACCAGTCATTTTTAAATGGAAACAAAAGGGCAAGAGACCCTCACAAGATTTTCGTGAACGTTGACAGAAATGATTTTCCTATAGTTAAAATGATTTCAACTGAGTTGGCAAAGGTTGTTAACAGGATAGATATCTCTTGCCATTGCTATGCAGGCTTTAGTCCTAATGCAATCGCATCTCCACCACACAAAGATGGTATGGAAGTTTTCTTTGTGATGATCCAAGGATCAATGCCATGGAAGATATTCGAGAACGGTTGTGATTATAGCGATAAGACACAATCATATACTACCAAGTCAACCTTCTCTCGAAGATTAACACAAGGCGACTTTGTATATGTCCCAACAGGCATATATCATGTAGCAATCCCCGACAGTTCACGAGTAGGATTTTCTTTTGGTTGGTCTTAATATTTTGCATATTAGGTATTGACATTTAGCATAACATATACTATATTAAACTTTATAAATAATAGTGCAATGCAGAATGGTCTGGTTGCACTTTAATCTTGCTTGTACAAAGGAGATAAACATGACAGGCGTACAATCACTATTTCCACGTTCATCATTCGTAGGATTCGATCATCTACTAAATGAACTTGACTATGTTGCAAAACATTCATCCGATAACTATCCACCCCACAACATTCTGAGAACAGGTGAATCAGACTATCTGATTGAACTTGCTGTGGCTGGATTTGCAAAAGACGAACTCAACATTGAAGTCAAGGATCGCACCCTAACGGTCACAGGTGAACATGTAAGTAAAGGTCGTGAATACATTCACCGTGGTATTTCCACCAAGAAGTTCAAACGCACCTTTAGGCTGTCCGAACACGTAAAAGTAAACGGAGCAGACTTAGTGGACGGAGTATTGTCAATCGAATTGAAATATGAAGTCCCAGAAGAACTGCGTCCTCGTAAAATCGAAATCGGTCATTACGAGGAAAACACAAATGACACAGACACTAAACAACTTCTTCAAGAAGATAATTGACGCATATAAACGTAACCAAATTGCTAACGAAACAATCAAAGAGCTTTCAATGCTATCAGACAGAGAATTGAATGACATCGGATTGTCTCGTGGCGACATCTGGTATGTAGCACATCAAGACGCTGCTAAAGGTTACAAAGACAAAGTGGATGCAGTATATGCAAACCCTAACCTAAGAGGTTTTGTCTAATGTTTTATACAGAAACAGTAACAATTGGTAAGCGTACTTGGTTCCAAAGACGGATCGATAGTTTTTATAACTTTTGTGAAGTCGTTGGATATAGCAGAGCAGCTGCTCATCTTGCATCACTTGGTTATCATAAAGAAGCCAAGCATTGCATGGAACAGATTGCTAAGTTGAAACGCTGATAGAAGAAGCACAGCAGAGGGGCTGTAATGGCCCCTTCGATCTTACACACAGACACAGGAGAATATTATGTCTAATCCTTATCAAATCCGTACAGATATTCTAGCAATGGCAAAAAACATGTTAGATAAACAGTATGACACACAGATGAAAATCGCTCAAACTATGTTCGAAGCTAACAAAGAGAACATGGAACTGGCAACCGAAGCATGGGAAAGATACATTCCAAAGATGTATACCATGGAAGAGGTCATGGAAAAGGCTAACGAGATGTACTCGTTTGTTTCAGAAAAGAAATAAATAATGATTAGGCGTGGGTTGACACTCTCGCCTTTTTCTTTTATAATATAAGCTAAGTATAAGTTTGGAGGTTGTATGAACTTTTATACTAGCGTTAACCGTATTGGTAACAGTATTTTATATCGTGGTGTGAACGAGAGTGGCACACCTGTACAGATCAGACATAAGTTTGAACCCACTCTTCATCTTATTTCAAAAAATCCAAAAGCACCATACAAATCACTTGACGGTCAACCACTTGACGCTATCAAGCTTGACTCCATGTCTGAGGCAAGAGGTTTCTTAGACAAGTACAAGGACGTAGACAACTTCAGTGTTTATGGTAACACGAACTACATTCACCAGTTCATCACAGAAAAGTTTCCTAAAGAAATAAAGTTTGATCCAAGCAAAGTCAATGTCGTTAATATCGATATTGAGGTTGCATCTGATGACGGATTTCCTTTCCCAGAGGATGCAGCGCATCCAGTGATCTCTATTGCATTGAAGTCTAGTCTCAGTGATGTGTATCACGTGTGGGGATTGGATGCATATGACGCAGAGAATGCATATTCTGATAAACTTATCATACAATATCGTCACTGTAAAAGTGAGACAGAGTTACTTGCAAAGTTTGTTGAGTATTGGGCTAACAACTGTCCTGATGTTATCACAGGTTGGAACGTAAGACTTTTTGATATTCCGTATCTTGTCAATCGTATCACACGTGTAGGATCAGCGGATGGCGCAAAGCGTTTGTCACCTTGGAAACATATCTCTGAGCGTAACATTGTGATCAAGGGTAAACAAATGAATGCCTACGAACTTACAGGTATTCAGCAACTTGATTACTATGATTTGTTTCAGAAGTTTGGGTATTCCTATGGCGCACAAGAGTCCTATAAGCTAGACCACATCGCCTACGTTGTCCTTGGAGAGCGCAAACTTTCATATGAAGAACATGGTAACCTGTATACTTTATACAAGGAAGACCATCAAAAGTTCATTGATTATAATATTCGAGATGTTGAGTTGATTGAACGCATTGATGAGAAAATGGGTCTGATTACATTGGCTATGACCATGGCATACAAGGGTGGAGTGAACTACAGCGATACCTTTGGTACAACTGCCATATGGGATTCCATTATCTATCGTGAACTCTACAAGCAAAATATTGTCGTACCACCAAATGGAAACAAGACCAAGACATCATATCCAGGTGGTTATGTGAAAGACCCATTCGTTGGCGGTCATGATTGGGTGGTGTCGTTTGACTTGAACTCACTATATCCAAACTTGATTGTTCAATATAATATGTCACCTGAGACATTGATCAGTGATCGTACATATCCACATGGTGTTGACTACTATCTAAATCAAGACTTTGATATGGATGAGGACGTGTCAGTGGCAGCGAATGGTTCCTGCTATCGTAAAGACTTCCAAGGTATTCTTCCCAAGATCATTGAAAGCTATTATGAAGAACGTAAGGTCGTCAAAAAGCAAATGCTTGTAGCACAACAACAGTATGAAAAGACCAAGACCGTTGAGTTAGAGAGAGCCATCAACCAACTAGAAAACCGTCAAATGGCTATCAAAATCCTACTCAACTCACTCTATGGTGCTTTGGGTAATCAATACTTCAGATACTTTGATCAGCGTATTGCAGAAGGTATCACCTTGTCTGGTCAGTTATCTATTCGTTGGGCAGAGAATGCTATCAATACTGAGATGAACCGTATTCTTAAAACAAAAGGAAAAGATTATGTATTGGCTATCGATACCGATTCTCTTTATATTAACTTCGGTGATTTTGTTAATCAACTAAAACCCAAAGATCCTGTCAAGGCACTCAGCACTATCTGTGAGGAACACTTCGAAAAAGTCCTAGAGAAAGCATATGCAGAACTCTTTGATAAGATGAATGCGTTCAAGCCACGCATGGTCATGGCACGTGAAGCTATCGCTGACCGTGGTATTTGGACTGCCAAGAAACGTTATATTCTAAACGTACACAACAACGAGGGTGTCCAGTACGCTACACCCAAACTCAAAATGATGGGTATCGAAGCAATCAAGTCGTCCACACCTGAGGTCGTGCGTGATAAGTTCAAAGAGATATTCAAGGTTATTATTGAAGGCACAGAGCAAGACACACAAAAGTTTATTGCAGACTTTCGAAAAGAGTTCAAGAACTTACCACCAGAGTCAGTGGCATTCCCACGTGGCGTAAGTGATATCTCAAAATGGGCAGACAAGCGTGACGTGTATATCAAAGGTACACCTATTCACGTCAGAGGATCATTGTTGTATAACAAATGCGTGAAGGACAACGGTCTTGATCGTAAGTACGAGACGATCAAGAATGGTGAAAAGATCAAGTTCTTGTATTTAAAACAACCAAATCCTATTAAAGAAAATATTGTGTCATTTCCTCTGGTGTTACCCAAGGAGTTTGGGCTACATAACTATGTAGATTATGATATCATGTTTGAGAAAACGTTCATCGAACCATTAAAGTTCATACTTGATGCAGTAGGTTGGGATGTTGAACCTAGAGCAACTTTAGAGGATTTTTTTGGATGAGATTATTAGGCAGAAATCATTTTGTTGGGGAGGGGCGAGGTTTTAAAGGCTCTTTGCCAAGAGACCAATACATTGCAGATATGTTTACTTATCTTCAAGACAACTATGATTTTAAAACCATATTAGAGTTTGGCTTCAACGTGGGGCATTCTTCTACTTGGTTCTTAGAAGCATTTCCGAATGCAGAGATTACGTCATACGATCCAAAGGAATTGACCTATAATGACAAACGAATATGGAAGATGCAAAAAGAAAATATATAGGAGTCGTTTTCATTTTAGTGCCAGTTTTAGCGATCAATCTAGAAAGGATGAAGTGCCAGGCAGATATGATGCTATATTCATAGATGGTGGTCATACATTTGGAGCTGTATTAGAAGATATTAAATCTGCGTTAATGTTAGAAATACCTGTTGTGTTGATTGATAATATGGAACTTGAAGAACAACAAAGGGCAGTAAACTATTGGAAAAACAATCTTGACTTTGTGAGAGAATTCGAGTATTATACTAAGAATAACGATGGATTAACACATAGAAGAACAGTGAACTTATATCATGTACGCAGTTACGATATTCAAGAGTCAATATGATAATCAGACACACAGACGATTAGATTTCGACACTTGGGAACATTTCGAAAAGTTTTTATATAAACTCTCAGAGAGACCGTTGGAAGGTAAAAAAGATGCTGAACTTATTTCACCTGCTGTTTATCAAGATGGGACTACAAGAGCCAACAAGAATGTATTGGCTTGGGCAGGTTGGGCTGCTGTTGATGTTGATGATCATGAGTTCAAGGGAAACCTAAAAGATGAACTTAGTAACCGCTATGGTAAGTACACTTATATTTGTTATTCTACTGCAAGCAGTAAGCATGGTCTACCGAAGTTTAGATTGGTCTTCCCACTTAGAAAAGAAGTTGGGGCAGACGATATCAAACATTTCTGGTTCGCACTCAACAGCGAACTTGGATCAATCGGAGATAAACAAACTAAAGACTTATCTCGAATGTATTTTGTACCTGCTACGTACAATGACGCTTTCAACTTTATTTTTACTAATCTTGGCGATCCTATAGACCCTATTGACTTAATGTCAAAATGGGAGTATAATGACAAGAAAGATTCTAAGAACTTCCTTGATAGACTTCCTGAGGAATGGCAAAAGCAAATACTAGAGTATCGTAAAGATAAGCTAGATAATAACAGTTACATATGGAGTAGCTATACTGATTGTCCGTTTTGGCCTAAGTCTTTGGCTGCGGAGTATATCACCATTAGTGGTACTGGTTGGTATAGACAGATGTATCGTATCATGATTGCCATTGCAGGTAAGGCTATTGAGAGAGGTTATCCTATTACTGCCACTGAGATCGTGACGTTGTGTAGACAGTTTGACTCAGAGACAGGCAACTGGTATGAGAATAGACCTATGGAAACTGAAGCGAACAATGCACTAGAATATGCATATAAGAATGGAGTGATACAGTGAGCACATTACTTGAGTTTTTGGATTCAGATGCGGATCGACAAGGTAACTTTGTAGAACAAGAATGGGTTCACATGCCTGAGTTTGTTCAAGAGGTAGATAAACCTTATGCAAAGATCATTGTTCGATTTGAGACCAAAGAAGCTTTGAAAGAGTTTGGTGAACTGATTGGACAGACAGTTAATGTTAAAACAAAAAGTATTCGATATCCTAAACTAGAACGTGGATTAGATAAAGCATTACGATGGGTAGATGATGAGTAATATTACATTATTGAATGGCGATTGCCTTGTAAAACTACAAGAACTTGATGACAACAGTGTGGATAGTATCGTTACTGATCCACCCTATGGCATTGACTTTATGGGTAAGAAGTGGGACTACGATGTTCCATCTGTTGAGATTTGGGAACAATGTTTTCGTGTTCTAAAGCCTGGTGGACATCTACTAGCATTCGCAGGAACACGAACACAGCATCGTATGGCAGTTCGTATCGAAGATGCAGGATTTGAAATCCGTGATATGATTGCTTGGGTATATGGCTCAGGATTTCCTAAGTCACATAACATCAGTAAGGCTCTTGATAAAATGGCAGGTGCTGAACGTGAAGTAGTTGGAAAATATAAGGTTCCTGCAGATAGTGCTGCGGGTAATAGAGGTAAATCGATACAGGGTGGAGTGTTTACAGATATTGTATATGGTCAATGGACACCCGCAACTAAAGGTGGGGTTGACATTACTGCCCCTGCCACAGATGATGCTAAGAAATGGGATGGTTGGGGTACTGCACTTAAACCTGCCTTAGAACCTATTACAGTTGCTAGAAAGCCATTAGAGGAAAAGACTGTTGCCGCTAATGTCTTGAAGTATGGCACAGGTGCTATCAATATTGATGAAAGTCGTATTCCTACGAATCCTGATGTTGATGATCCACGACTTGGTGGTAAGGGTTCTTGGAAAACAGGTGGAATGGCAGTTAATGCGTATGGAAAGTTTGAAGGAACGCCAAGCACATCATCTGAGCAAGGTCGTTTCCCTGCCAATCTTATTCACGATGGTTCTGAGGAAGTTACTGAGTTGTTTCCTATATCAAATGGTCATAAATGCACAGTAAGACCTGGTAAAAGAGGTGAAACAAACGTTTATGGTAAATATGATGAATACAGTGAGTTTCATTCCTATGATGATAGAGGTTCTGCTGCACGTTTCTTTTATGTTCCAAAGACCACAAAGAAAGATCGTAATGATGGTCTAGACAAGTTCAATGCAAAGGCGACAGCATCATCTGAGTTCAGACCAAATCATGCAGAGAAAGCAGAGCAAGGTGAGGACGGTAATCCATATGGTCGTTGGACACCTGAAAAGAATAATCATCCTACTGTAAAGCCTACAGACCTTATGCGTTATCTTGTGACTATGGTAACACCAAAGGGTGGAACAACTCTTGATCCGTTTATGGGTAGTGGTTCAACAGGTCGTGGGGCAAAACTGGGTGGGTTCAACTTTGTTGGCATTGAACTTGATCCTGATTATTTTGAGATTGCAAAAACTAGAATAGATGCTATAATAGAAGAATCAACACTAGAAGAGTTCTTTGCATGAAAAATAAATATCCTATCTACATTCTATCTAAAAACCGTTGGAATGATTGTAAGACCGCTGAGTTGTTAAATAGACTTGGTGCGGATTACCATATTGTGATTGAAGAAGAACAAATCGAAAACTATGCAAAGAACTTCGATAGAGATAAGTTTGTCATTCTAGATAAACAATACCAAGAAGATTATGATACGTGCGATGATCTTGGTTTCTCTAAAAGCAAAGGCTCAGGGCCTGCACGTAACTTTGCGTGGGATCATTCTATCAAAACGTATGGTTCTAAGTGGCATTGGATTATGGATGACAACATCTATGATTTTCATCGTCTAAATAAAAGCAAGAAAGTTGCGGTGCGCACATTCGCATGGTTTAGAGCACAAGAAGATTTTGTTGATAGATATAAGAACATTGCAGTAGCAGGTCCAAACTATAGCAACTTCGCACATAAGTATGGTAAAAACGGAAAGACGATCCCGCCACTTCACTTTAATACAAAAGTATATTCTTGTATGA